TCCAACGATTTCATTGAATATTGGACAGGCAAGCAAGCGCAAAGTGCGTTTAAGTGATTGTGTGGGCTGTCGATCCAGGTTTGAAAGGCGCATTTGCGCGTTTGGATATGTACGTCGGCAGTCTGCAAGTCCACGATATGCCAATCATCAGCACCGACTATTTGAAGGCTGGCAAAAAGAAAAAACGAAATATTGTTGATGCGAAGGGAGTGTTTAAAATTTTAAAAGACGAAAAATACAGACCGATCTTTATTGAGCAGGTCAGCGCACGACCCAATCAAGGCGTTACATCAATGTTTGGCTTTGGCCGTTCATTGGGCGTCGTGGTTGGTGTTGCGGCTGCGCTGGATATGCCAACAACACTGGTTAGGCCGCAGCAATGGCAAAAAGCGGTCGGCGCGAAGGGTAAGGACGGATCGAGGCAACGCGCTCAAGAAGTGTTTCCCGCTTTCGCAGATTTATTTAAACGAAAAAAAGATGACGGCAGATCGGATGCGGCTTTGCTGGCGTACTATTCAACTTTTTGTGGATTGAGTGTAGATTGATATGACTGACACCAACGGATTTATTATGCACGGACTAGACAGAGTAAGCGTATCTCAGACAAACAGCTTTCGGGATGATCCGTCGGGCTGGTGCGTAAGAACCTTTCACAACATTCGATTTCCGTCTGGCTGGGCTTTGGAGCAGGGCAAGGCGGTCGAGGCTGGCGTAGATGCTGGTGTGTATGAAGATATTGCGGTTGCTGATTGCGTAGAAATTGCAGTCGAGCGGCTAAAAACCGAGTGCATGATGATGCCCGACAAACCGGAAGAATTAAACAAGCGCATTCCAATTATGACGCGAATGGTCGAAAACGCGCTAAAACAGCTAGAAGTGCTGGGCAAGCCAGACGTTCCACCGGAAGGCGCAAGGCAGTGGGAGGTCAATGTGCCTATCCGCTTCAAGGATGGACCGGCTGGTGTGATCGGCAATAAGGGCTTTCTGGACTACAAATACACGGTAACGGACGAAATGCGTGAACGCGCGGCAAAGCAAATGGATTTGTCTGACGTTGATGTACTGGTTGTTGATCTCAAAACAACGTCAAAAGCGCCTTCTGATTGGGCTGTTAATCACGGTGTGCAAGCTGCCGTTTATGAGCAAAGCGTTCTTCTGGAAGATGCTTGCATCGGTGTGCAGCGCAAGCGCGTACAAGTCAAATTCTTGTACTGCCTGACCCGCCAGAAAAATCCATATTTGTGGCTCACGATGGACGATAGCGAGGAATATATAAAGATATTGTGCCGAACCATCCGCCAGATGGATGCGTTCTTATCGTTGAGCGATGACAAGGATAAGCTGCTGGCTGCCATGCCGCACAATCCAGATCATTATTTTTGGTCTAATGCCCAAGACATATCGCAGAAATACTACGGGTGATCGGGATGGATTACGCGCAGCAGACGCCACAAGTGACGAGGAATTTCTCTGGAGACGAGTTTTACAGCAAGCCGTCACGGATGCCGACAACCTATTCCATTCAACGTCTACAAAACGAAATCGAGCGACGGAGGCAATCGGGTGGTTGCTGTCCGACGATCACAACTTTGATATGGTTTGCACCCTCGCTGGGGCCAACGCAGCCATATTTCGCAGATCGGTCAGCAGACATTTGCTTGACCGTTACACGCCCGAACAAATTGGGCCAATCGCAATCAGCTATAAGGAAAAAACAATGCTGAACTTTATCGAAACGAGCGGCGGAAATGCTTTCATACGTTATTCAGTGGAGGACAACGAGTGGAACAGATCGAGCGAGGATGGCAGCTTACAGCCGGTGGATTTTGCGTCCGCGCCCGTATTGATCGACATTGAAAAGATTCAACAGGGATGGCTCAAGTTGCAGTCGGGGCGCGATTGGTTGCCTTGGCCCAACAACGACAGCACCAAAGTACCGCAGCCTGACGAAAAAGGCGCTGATGGCAAGCCTGTCTACAAGCAGGGCTTTAGCGTCATGTTTTACTCAACCAAGCTGTTTGGCGACGAACCGGCGCGGGAACTCTGCACCAGCGGGGCTGGGTTAATCAAATTCGTTCAAGCGCTATACGGCGCGACCGAAAGCGGATTTGGCGAGGGCAAAGTGCCAGCTGTCAAAATTACCGGATCAACAAAAGTAAAAATGGGCAAAGGCAATTCACGCATTCCGACGTTTGAAGTCGTGAAGTGGATGGACCGGCCCGACGAACTCAGCGCAGCATCTTCATCCTCTCCCGTTGCTGCGCCGACAGCGCCCCCGTCCTCACAGGCTGGCGCGTCAGATACCGCTCCCGACGAGGACTTTGGCATCTGATTACTTGGGGGAAGGAGACAGTGGGTACGCCCGACGTAGATCGTCGCAGCGCCCGAAATACGTTAGCCTTCCCCCCTTTTTTTAAATTAAACACGGGTGGAAACGTGGACAAATCAAAAACAGATTGGGCGCATTACTGGCACGGACTCGGCTTTTCCGTTGTTCCTGTGCATTATGTGCTGCCTGACGGCTCTTGCAGCTGCGCGGCGGGTAAGGACTGCCCGTCACCAGGCAAACATCCTGCGCCTGACCGGTGGAAGCGATACCAAACCAAACGCGCGGACGCAGACACGCTGGAAATATGGTTTGATGGCCGTTTCAAAGATCACAACTTGGGCGTTGTGACCGGCAAAATTAGCGGAAACGTATTTGTTTTAGACGTTGATGTGGGCGAGGGCAAACCTGGGCCCGAAAATCTGGATGACCTGTGCATGGCAAACGATGACTTGCCAGACACGCTAGAACAAATCACCGGATCAGGCGGCAAGCACTACTTTTTCCGCGCACCAGAGGATGCCGAGATAATTACCGGCAAAGACGTTTTAGGCCGTGGCTTAGACACTAGAGGCGAAGGCGGGTTTGTTGTGGTCGCGCCCAGCAATCACAAATCGGGCAACCTTTATAATTTAAATGGACACGCCAGTAATGAAATAGAGGCGTCACCGGATTGGCTGCGCGATCTAACGCTCACCGCTAACCGATTGGATGCTGACAGCAGCTTGCAGGACACCACAGAGAACCGCTGGGGCGATCTAACGGATGGCCGCGAGGGGTACATGGTGCAGCTGATCCTCGGCACGATCCGCACATGGTGGACAACTAAAGGGGAACTGCCAACGGTTGAGCAGCTGATTGATGACGCTTGGCCCACATACAGAGACAAAGTGCTGGCGCGTGGCCGCGATTTGGACAGCGACGGACGGGGCATGGCCCTGTTTCAAAAGAAGTGCTGGTATCAGCTTCAACGCGCGAAAAACAACGAACTCCGCATTCTGCAAGGCGTGGCCGCAGGATCGGAAATGGATTCACCGGACCTCAACTCGCCGGTGGATGGGCAAGGGGCGGCGGTTCTTCCACCCGTTACGCCGTCCCTGCGCCTCACAGATTGGGGCATGAGCCGTTATCAGGGCGAAGCGCCAGAACAAGAATGGCTAATCGAAAACATACTGCCGAGGCGCATTCCAGGTTTGCTTGCGTCGATTGGCGGATTGGGTAAATCGTTTGTGTTGCTCGATTTGTGCGTCAAGGTCGCTGGCGGCGATCAGGAACTGCACCAAGAGTACGCGCTGGGTGGCAGAGTGGCGCAAAACGGCAAGGTAGTATTCCTTGGCGCGGAGGACAGCGCGAACAGCGTACACCGCCGCATTCAGTCGATTTGCACACCGGCGCAACTGGATCGAGCAATGGATAACCTGTTTGTTGTTCCGCTTCCTGATGCCGGTGGACCCGTTCCTCTAATACACAATCTGATGGGTCAGTATTCGGCAACAGCGCAGTACATGGATATACGGCAGCAGCTGGTTGATATGGGCGATGTGGCGTTGATTGTCATTGATCCGCTGCAAGCGTTTGCCCACGCCGATATAAACCAAGACCCCGCAGCTGGACAATTCTGGTGGTCGTTGATGGCTGAACTTTGCGCGACAACCGACAGCACGGCCATAGTCGCGCATCACATGCGTAAAGAAGGCACGTTTTCGATAAAGAAGTCCAGCCAAGCGCGAGAGGCGATAAGAGGCACGACGGCTTTGGTGGACGGCGCTCGATGGGCATACGCACTTTGGAACATGCCAGAAGAAGAAGAAGCGGTAGTTGCGGCCAATCTGATGTTTGAATCCGGCGTGGGCAACTGCGTGATGGGCGGCGTCGTAAAGGTCAACGACGAAGCGGATAAAAGCACAGTCACATACATTAGAGGCGACAACGGCCTCCTGACTGACCGGACAGCGGAAGTCGGCGCGATATTGGACGCATCGGTTAAGCTAAATCGTATGCAGATCGAAGCGATCTTTACGGAAATTGAAACGCGCTGGTTAAGCGACACGCCTTTATCGGCAGCGGTAAATACAAATCGCTCACTGCAAGCGCACCTCATTGATAATTACGCAATGCCGAAACGTGCGGCTCGATCATACGTGCAAGCATGGCAGGACAATCGGCTGATTGAAAGCGGAACACACGACGCCAGACGTAAAACAAAAGGGCTGCGCGTTATTCGCCGCCCCGACTACAGCGTTCAAAACTTTTAAACCAGAAAGGGAAAACATGAATCAATCGGAACTATTGGCAATGACGCCAGAGCAGCGTCGAAAGCGTGTTAAGCACTTAGCGTTGCTAGAAAGCGCCAATTTAGTTGGTAAAGGTGGCGGTAGATCCGCAAATTGGGGCGTCAACCCGAATGGCAACAAAGGCGGCAGACCGCGATTGCAAGATATGGTCAACAGCAAGCCAGCTAGGGAAATGATGTATCACTCAAGTCTAGGCCATTCGTTGTCAAAAACCGCAGAAATACTGGGCCTGACCCTAACGCAAACCAAGCGCACGG